TTCAGGGGCTGTTAATGTAACCCTTCCAGCAGGAACTGCAGGTGCAGTTGTTGCAATAAAAGATTACGCAGGAACTTTTGATACAAATAATGTTACATTAACAAGAAATGGTTCAGATAAAATTGGTGGTGAAGCTATTAATGCAACTTTATCAACAGAAGGTATTGCAGTAACATTAGTTTTTGTAGATTCAACACAAGGTTGGTTAGTAACCGATTCAGGTTTACAAGACGAAGCACCTACAGCACAATATATTACAGCAACGGGTGGAACAATAACAACAGTTTGTACTAATTTTAAAGTTCATACATTTACAAGTCCTGGTACTTTTACTGTTTGTTCAGTAGGTAATGCTTGTGGTTCTAATACAGTTTCATATATGGTAGTAGCTGGTGGTGGTGGAGGTGGTGGAGGAAATGGTCACGGCGGTGGTGGAGGAGCAGGAGGATTTAGAGAATCTAAAGCAGCAACAGATTCTTACACAGCTAGTCCATTAAATGCAACTTCAGGACCAACATATAATTTACCAGTAACAGCAACAGGCTTTCCAATTACAGTTGGAGCAGGTGGTGGTGGTGCTGCTGGAAATCCAGGTACTCCAGGAACTTCAGGTGGTGTTTCAACTTTTTCATCAATAACATCTGCTGGTGGTGGTGGTGGACAAACACCTGGTGGTGTAGGATTAGATGGAGGTTCAGGTGGAGGAGCAGGTGGACCTGATCCCAGTAGTAATAAAAGAGGTGATGGAAATACACCTCCTGTAAGTCCACCTCAAGGTAACCCTGGTGGACCAAGTGCATACAATACACCTCATTATGGTGGTGGTGGAGGTGGTGGAGCTGGAGCAGCAGGCACTGCTGGAACTTCTACAGCAGGTGGACCAGGTGGTAATGGTGTAGCAACTTCAATTAATGGAACTCCAGTAACAAGAGCTGGTGGCGGCGGTGGTTCAAGTTATCAAGGAGGTGGACCTAATGCAGGTGGGGCAGGAGGCGGTGGAAATGGTACAATCGGAGGACCAGCACCTAATTCAGCAAATGCAACAGTAGGAACAATTAACACTGGTGGTGGAGGAGGAGGTGGAGAAAGTGGTGTTCCTAGTGATGGTGGAAAAAACGGTGGATCTGGTATAGTAATAATAAGGTACAAATTTCAGTAGTTGAATGATAATTAAAATTAATATATAAGGAGAAACATTATGGCACATTTTGCAAAATTAGGAGCTAACGGAAAAGTTATTCAAGTATTAACTTTGAATAATTCTGATATGCTTAATGCTGATGGTGTAGAGGACGAATCAGTAGGTCAACAATATTTAGAAACACACAATAATTGGCCTGCACAAATGTGGATTCAAACATCTTACAATACACACGGCAATCAACATTCAGATGGCGGAACACCTTTAAGAGGCAACTACGCAGGTATAGGTTATGAATGGGACGAAGATAATAATATTTTCTGGCCTAAATCACCTTTTACATCTTGGGTAAAAGATCTTGCAACTGCAACTTGGAAATCACCAATTGGTGATGCTCCAGCATTGACAGCTGAACAAACTTCACAAAACGAAGCTGACACACATTTTTGGGTTTACGATTGGAATGAAGCAAATACAACTTGGGACTTGACAGATAGAAAAGCATAAATTAAAAATGGTGGTGGTATGCAGAGACAAGTATTAACAGAACAAGCTCTATATTACGGTGATGTGGCAATGCCTAAAGATTGGGACATTGACCGAAATAAATTATCAGGCGACATCTTACAATCACAAATTCAAAACAAACAATTTCCGTTCTCACGAACTTGGGATATGCTGAATACTTATATGAGAGATCACTTTGGTCTTGAATATAATATTAATTTAGTTAACAAAGAAACGTGGGGTAACATCTATAAACCTGCGGAAACTACAATTCCATTACTTAATATTGATCCAGTAGATTTACGAAACTCACCAGACTTTACATTATTATATGGTGTAAAAGTCAAAAATTGTAATGTTAGAATACATTTTGAAGATAACAGACGTAAAGGAAGAAGTTGGGATATACCACTTACTAATAATCAATTCATAATGTTTCCATCAACTAATATGTATTACATAACTAATAATCAAAAGGATAGTTTAAATTTTATACAGACTATAACGTATGAATATATCTAATTACTATTGGTATTTTAGTGGTGTGCTTACACCAAAGTTTTGTGATGATGTAATAGCTTATGCAAACGAGCAAAAAGAAGTTATGGCTAGAACAGGTGGCTATGGTGATAGAGAATTAAAAAAAGAAGAAGTAAAAGATTTAAAAAGAAAAAGAAACTCTGATTTAGTATGGTTAAATGATAATTGGATATATAAAGAACTACATCCTTTTGTACATGAAGCAAATAAAAATGCCGGTTGGAACTTTGACTGGGAAAGATCAGAATCTTGTCAATTTACAAAATACAAACTTAATCAATATTATGATTGGCATTGTGATAGTTGGGACAAACCTTATGACAGAAAAGATCCTAATCATCCAGAACACGGCAGAATTCGAAAACTATCTATGACTTGTCAGTTAACAGATGGTTCAGAATATACAGGTGGTGAATTAGAATTTGATTTTAGAAATTATGATCCACATATGAGAGATGAAAGTCAACATTTAAGAAAAGCAAAAGAAATATTACCTAAAGGTTCTATTATTGTATTTCCTTCATTTGTGTGGCATAGAGTTAAACCAGTAACCGCTGGCACAAGATACAGTCTTGTCGTCTGGCATTTAGGAAAGCCATTTAGATAATGTATATAAATAATTATTTTAACACGACCATTTGGTCTGAACAAAAACCAGAGTTTGTTAAGTCATTAAACAAAGCTTCTAACAAATATATTAAAGCTGCTAGAAATTTTCCAGAAGCTAAAACACATATAAAGAAATACGGTGACTTTGGAAGATCATATCATTCAACACCACTTACAGCTGACAATGATTTTATAGATTTTAGAAATTACATTGGTCAAAAGTCTTGGGAGTATTTAGATCATCAAGGTTTTGATATGCAACAATACACAACTATGTTTTCTGAATTATGGGTACAAGAGTTTGCTAAAAAAGGTGGTGGTCATCATTCAGCACATATACATTGGAATCAACACGTATCAGGTTTTTACTTTTTAAAGTGTAGTGATAAAACATCATACCCAATCTTTCACGAACCAAGAACCGGGGCAAGAGCTACAAAATTAAAAATGAAACCAGATCAAAAAGGTGTGTGGGGTGGTAGTGAGCTTATACATTTTAAACCACAACCTGGAACATTAATTATCTTTCCTGGATTTTTAGAACACGAATATTCAGTAGACTTTGGACTTGAGCCCTTTAGATTTATACATTGGAATATACAAGCAGTACCAAAAGAGATGGCTAAAGATGTTTAAAAAGAAAAAGTATACAGTTATTCGTCAAGCAATATCAAAAGACCTAGCAGCTTTTGTTGCAAATTATTTTATGATGCAAAAACAAGTTTATGATACTTGTAGACAGGCTAGATACTTTTCACCCTTTGAAAATATTATAGGTCACTACGAAGGTAAAGATGAACAGATACCAGAAACTTATAGTCAGTATTCTAATATAGCTATGGAAACTTTAATGCTTAAATGCCAACCTAAAATGGAAGAAGCAACAGGTCTTAAATTATATCCTGCTTATACTTATGCAAGAATTTATAAAAAAGGTGATATTTTAAAAAGACACAAAGATAGATTTAGTTGTGAGATATCAACTACTATGAATCTTGCTGGTGACGATTGGCCAATATATCTAGAACCATCTGGAGAAGTAGGTAAAAAAGGAGTTAAAGTAGATCTTAAACAAGGAGATATGCTAGTCTATTCTGGCTGTGAGCTAGAGCATTGGAGAAATAAGTTTAGAGGCAAAGAATGCGTACAAGTTTTTTTGCATTATAATAATCGTAAAACACCGGGAGCGAAGGATAATATGTTTGACAAGCGTCCACATTTAGGTCTTCCTTCTTGGTTTAAACGATGATATAATCTTTAGATGGGGGCAGTACACCACCACATACCTACTGTCCCCTTTTAAGGATTATTTATGAGTTTAGGATTTGACGCAATATCAGCATTACCATTTGCTACATCAGGACCCGATTCAGATGTAAATGTAGTAGTATCTAAAAATTCACTAGCTATTACAATCGGTAGTGTAGGTATTATTGCAGATGCAGTTACAGAAGAAGCTGATCCAAATAGACTTGCATTAGGCACAGGTACTTTAACTATTACAGCTGATGCTAATCACACAGTCACAGGAAATGCTGTTTCTTTAGGTATAGGTGCATTTACAATTAATATAGATACTAACGTAACACCTTCTGGAAACTCGTTGACCTTGGCTACTGGAAATGTTACAATAACTGCCGACGCAGGAGTAAGTCCTACAGGTTCTAGTCTATCATTAGATACAGTAGAACCGGGAGTTATTACGTGGAACGATATAATACCAGGAGCAACAATGGTTTGGACACCAATAAAACCGTACTAATATGGCATCAACATTTTCATCAGATTTATCATTAGAACTTGTAGCAACCGGCGAAAAAGCTGGTCTATGGGGATCAATTACAAACACTAATTTACAATTATTACAACAAGCAGTATCAGGTTATGTAGAAGTAACTTTAAGTACAGGTAACACTACATTAGATTTATCTGATGGTTCAGCAACTGCAAACGGTAAAAATATTTATATTAAAGTTGTAGGTACTTT